GGCCACGTGATCGTGCCCGTGAACGGCGTGCCCGCCCCTGGGCCGATCGTGCCGCTGATGGCGCCCGTAGGCAGTGCTACGCGCACGATGTCCCCTTCACGGGCTGCGCGCTTCGCGGTAGCGCCTGCAGGAGGCGCGAAGCCTTCCGCCCCGTAGGCTGCGTAGGACACAACGAAGGGACGGCTCCTGCTGCCTTCCGCGAAGGCCACGAGCACAATCCCGCCCGTGGTTACCTGGGACCGGACAGCCGTGGCCCCAGGGAGCACCGTGATAGCGCGCAGGTCCGGGAGCCCGAGCGTGGTGTCCACAGCCTGCAGGTCGAGCCTGTCATCGCTCCCGCGCTGCACAACGCGGTACCGGTAGACGCCGAACAGCTGCGCGTCCATCGCGCGCTGCACGATGCCTTCGAGCAGCGTTGCAAGGCGGCCCGGCTGCTGCTCGGCGCCTCCCAACCAGACGTGGAAGCTCAGCGGCTCATCCCCGCTCGCGGTGATCTCCATCTCGCGGATTGTGCTCGTGCGGTCGATCCCGTCCGTGAGCGTTGCGCCCACCTGGATGGTGGTCGGGTCGTCGGCGATGAGCTTCGCAGTGCGCTCTGCAGGGTCGAACGAAATGACGGTGTAGCTCGCAGCCTGCAGCGCTCGCTCTGGACGAGGCCCGACCTGCGTCACGCCTGCGTAGTCCACCCACCATGCAGCGCTCCCGATTGCACGCGACAGCGCGCGGGACGCGGGGCCCGCCTCGCGTGCGAAGTCGCTGCCTATGCGCTCGCGCGCCGGCACGAAGCCGCCCAGCGTCTCGCCCACTTCGCGCGCAGCATCCTGCGCCACGAGCAACGCCTTGACGCCTGCGTCGTTGTGGTAGCCGAGCCGCCCGATCGGTCGCGACCACCCTGCAGCGCCGCCGGCGATCCGTATCCACCGCTGGTCGCCGTAGACGCCTTGCATGTCGGGGATCGGCGCGCCCACCAGCGTCAGCGGCCCGATGCGCAGCGTCACGCGGTCGCCGAGCTCGGCCGCGTCGGGCAAGTGCAGCTCTGCCGTCCAGGGGCCGACATAGCCCACTGTCACCTTGGCGCGCACGCAGGTGTGACCGTTGGCGGTTACGTACGCGGTCATGGGTTGCCCTTGTCCCGCGCAGCCTTCAGCGCTTGCGCTTCGTCCGAGAGCTCCCCGATGCGCTGCTCGTTCGGGTCGGCCGGCGTTGCGTCCGCACCATCAGGCTTGCTGAGCGCAGTGCCGTAGCGGCGCCACTCGATGCACTTGCACTCGATGGTCCAGACGCCGTCCTCGGTCTGCTCCGGCGCCGTTACGTCCTCGACAACCAGGTGCGTGATGCCCACCTCGTTCAGCTGCGGGTGGTCTACGTCGAGTGCTTTCGCGCGCTGCCCGATGGGCGGGCGCAGCAGGATCGGACGGATCGCGGCCCACTCCTCCCAGTGCTCCGCCGTGAGCAGCTTGAAGCGCAGCGCAAAGCGGCTGAGCGCTGTGCCGCGGTAAATCAAGATCGCGCCCGTCATGGCGTAGCCCGCCTGCTCGTCCCACTTGCGTGGCGATGAGGCACCTGCGACCTCGCACAAGCCAGGTGTTAGATACCCGCCGAGCAAGCACCGATCGATCGGCGCGTCGATTGGGTTCCACGTCGTCATGCGAACGAGGCCCCCGTCTGCACTGCAACAGTCTCGAGGATCGACTCCAGCTCGCGCTTCACCGCCTGCGCGATGCCGCGTGCATCCTCGGTGCTGGCGTTGCCGCCGACCTCGACATTCAGCGTTGCAATGCTGACAGTCGTGCTACCGCCTACGCGCGCGGCCGCGCCTGCAGGTACAGCTGCAGCGGGATCGCCGCCTGCAGCTGCGATCGAAGCAGCTGCGTCTGGAGCTCCATCCTCGACGCCGAGCGTCAGACCTGCGGTGATGTTCTTGCCGTACTCCTTCATCAGCTTCGACGGCGAGGCGATCCCGAACACTTTCTTGAATGCGTTAGCTCCGGCTTCGGCGAGCGACTTGAAGCTGTTGGCGAACCACTCCTTTGCGCCACTCAACCAGCCGGTGATGCCTTCCCAGATGCTTGCGCCGATGTCCTCCCACTTCACCGACATCGACCAGTCCCACAGGAAGCGAAGCAGCTTGATGAATGCCCAGACGGCAACCACCGCGAGCACGAATGGCCACGTCGCAGCGAAGACCGCGACCGCCATATTCCAGAACCCTACAGTCGCGGTGATGATCGCGGGGATGAGACCTATCAGGAAACGCGCCGCGGTCTGCAGCGCTGCTAGCCCAGAGGCGAGCAGTGCTTTTGTAGTGCCTGCAATGGCGGCAGGTAGCTCCTTCGCCATGCGCGCGAGCGCGAGCCCTTGCTGTTTCGCGTAGGCTCCCATCGCGAGGACGTTGGCCCATATTGCAGGCGCCATTTTGTAGAGCCACTTGGCAGCCGCGACTGTGACTGCAGCAGTCAGCAAGTCAGAGTATTCGAGCACGCGATCCACGGCCGCTTTGAAGCCGTCAGCAATTGCAGTGAACTCGTTGACGAGCTTCTGTTTGAGCGCAGCGAAGTCGCGTCCGAGCACTTCGACCCCAGCGCGAAAACCAAGCTGCAGACGCAGCCATGCGATCTGGGCCTGCAGTAGGCCGATGATGATGTTCTGCACTACGAGCTTGAATATGCGCGAGAGCGCTGTAAGCGAGTCCACGAGCGGCTGCGTAATGGTGCCCAGCATCTGACGCAGTGCGCGCCCGCTGTTAGTCGACTGCGAGAACAGATCGTTGAACGCCTTGCGCGCGTCGAGCAAGCCCGAGATATCGACGTCGCCGAATAGCGAGTTGTAAGACTCAGCAAGCTTGCGCGCCTGCACTTCGCTTGACTTCATCTTCTGCGCGACGACTCCGCCGATCTGGTTCTTTACGCGCTGCGCCAGCTTCTCGACGCTGCCACCTGTAAGCGCAAGCTGCGCAGCCCACGCTGCGGTCTGCGTGGCTCGCTCCTCGCCCCAGCCCGAGGCTGCCATCGAAACAGCACGCAACGCAGGCGCGATGTTCTTGCCGCGCACACCCATCTTGTCGAGCTGCGCGGCGTACTTCGCCACCTCATCGCGCCCGACCGTGACGCTCGCGGCAACCTGGTCGACAGCGCTCTGCAGGTCCTTCGCGTTGTTGCGCGCGAGGCCGAAGGCCATGCCCATCACAGTCGGGAGCTTCGTGCTCGCTTCGAGCATCAGCAGCTCGTTGCGCCGGGCTTCCTGCGCCGCGATTGCAAAGTCGGCGAGATGCTTCGCAGACGTCACTGCTGCAATGCCGATCGCGAGCACTGCGCCCGCCAGCGCGAACGCTGCAATCCTCGCAAGGTTCTTGGCGTTCGCGAGGCGCGCGAGCGTGCTGACCACGCCACCGAACGGCCCCGGCAGCGTCGACGCCGCCTTCGCTAGCTCGTCCATCTTTTCGCGGAACTGCTTCGCGCCCTTGTAGTTCTTACCGAACTGGCCGCCCTGGGCGATGAACTTTTCTTTCGACTGAGTGATGCGCGCGTTCACCTGCGCGATCGACTTCTCGAGCTTGCCGATCTGCTCGGTGTTCGGGTTCGTCGCCTTCTTGAGCTGGTTCAGCGTGCGCTGCATTTCAGCGAGCGCCTTCGTGTCCGCCTTGATGCTGTCTTGCAGCTTGGCCAATGCAGTAGCGGCGGACTCAGCGGGCTCGCTGACCCCGTCCACCATCTCGATCCCGAAGGTTGCTGTCTCTTCAGCCATTCGATGAGAGCGCCTTGACCAGAATCCTGCGGAGTAGTGTCAGCTCGCGTGACACATCGATCAGCAACATTGCGCCGACGTATGCGCGCGCGAGCGGTTGCGTTTCGTCCGACTCGCGGTAGCCCAGTGCTTCGAGCAGGCACAAGGCGGCTACCGCATCGTCGCTACGCGCTTGCGCGCGTAAGTCCGTTATTTTTTTTTGACGTCGTCGACCTTGAATCCGGCGAGCTCAACGCAGGCGCTTGCGACTTTCGCGAGCACTCCAGACTGCGCTTCTAAGTGTTTGCTGAACGTGCGCCGGTCTGGATACAGCAGGCATCCGAGCACCAGCTCCTCAGTGCCTTCGTAGGTGAACTCCTGCTGGTCTTGAAACTTGCGGAACGCTACCCAGTGCGGGCGACGCACCACGACCGCCAGGTCTCCAGCCTGCACGAGCCGCACCTGCTTCGCGCCGTGCTTGCGCTGCGCCTCGTCCAGCGCCTGTTCTGCAGCGTAGGCCTGTTGCTCGCGCTCCAGCTCCTCCTGGGGCGTGGGCTGCGAGCGCGCTGCGATAGTCTCGCGCAGCGCTGCGCGTTGCTCGCGCAGCTCCTCGAGCTGGCGAGCAACGTCGTCTTGGTTTGCCTCGGTCATACTGGTGCAAGCTCCGTGTTGTCGAACAGCGTGAGACCGTTGCGGCGGATCGCCATGCAGTCGATCTCCAGCTCCTCTTTGAGTGGGTCGGCGCCTTCCTCCTCGCTCGCTGACTGCCCGACGATCACGCACCCAGTGATGAGCACTTGCGTCGGTGGCAGCGGCGGCTCGGAGTAGAGCACCGAAATAGTGAACTCGACGTTGCCGTAACTCGACTGGTCCGGCGCACGCTGCGCGAGCGCTGCAATGAAGGCCTGAATCGAATCCTTCCAGCCAGTGAGCTTCACAGGATCGGGCGTGTACTTGCCCGAGCTCCTGCCGCGCGGCGCCTGGTGGCGGCCCATGCCCCAGGCCTTCACACGCTCGCGCTTGTCGGCGTAGCTGATGCCAGTGAAGCCAGTGAACGTCTCGGTGTCGAGCACCAGGCGGATGCTGCCCCAGCTGAGCTGGTTTCCGTTGACTCTGATTTGGTCAGCCATGTGTCAGGTCCTTCCTCACGCTGCAGCGGCCAGCGTCACAAGCGCGGGGTTGTAGAACCCGATTTGAATCTCGATGAACTCGGGGTAGGCCAGCGGCACGATGCGACACGTGCCTGTGAGCGTCTTCGTCGACAGCAGGTTGTCGGTGCGGCTCAGCGTAAACTTCACGTCGCTCGCGCTCGGCCGCGACATGAGCGCGCTGCGGAGTGCGGCGTTCGCACCGCCTTCGATCTCGAGCGCGTCAGCTTCCAGGATGTAGCCGGTCGCCTTGTCGATGCGCACGGGCCGGTTGAGTCGCCGCACGAAGTACGTTCGCAGCGTGCGCTTGCCCATGTTCATGACCCGCCGGTGCGGGATCAACTCGAAGTCGCTACCGATCTGTGAGAACAGCAGCGGGCGGTTGATGTACACGCCGCCATAACCTTCGACAGTGCGCAGCGCGAGAAAGCGCTGCGCGTCGAGCGTGGGGTTTACCGCTTCGTCGTGCTCGACCACGTTGCCGTTCGCGTCGCGGATGGACACTCCAACAAGCGCCCCGCGGTTCACGTCGGCCGTGTTGATTTCGGGGTAACACGACTGCGCCGATGCGACGGGGAAGATCGGCGAGCGCCGATAGAAGCGGCCCGACACGCCGCTGGGCACGCGGCACGCTGCAGCGCAGATTGTGCCGTAGCTCGTGACGACGCCGCCGAGCGCAGTCTGCAGCGCGGCCGCGTAGACCGTCTCGGACTCGCCGTCGTTCGGCATGCGCGCCTGCGCGATCCAGCTGCAGTCTTTACCAGGCGACTCTGCGAAGCCGACGAACGCAGTGTCGATCACTGCGGCTACAGCTGCAGTCGTGAGCGGCCCGATCACGAACAACTGCTCCCACGGCTGCGTCGTTGTACGCAGCGCCTCGAGCGCAGGAGGCAGCGTCGTTGCGTCCCAGTTGGGCGCCGTGATGGTTGCGGCGTACGTGGTGCCCGTTTCTAACTTCGCAGGAGCTGCAGCGAACGTGAACACAACGCCCGCAACTGTGACCGTCGCGCTAGTGCCGAGCGCGGTGACAGGCCCCCAGGTTTGCCCGCCGTCCTCGGACACCTGGTACGTGTTGCCCGCGGTCGCGACCACGACGCCACCACTCACGACCTTGATCACAACCTGTCGGTCGTCGAACGCAGCTGTTGCTGGACCTGCAGTCGCTGCAGCACCGAGACCCACCTGCACGACGGTTCCCACTGCAGGCGCAGTCACGTCGTCTACGCGCACCAGCAAGCAGGCGTTGCCCGTTTGCGTGATGTACAGCGCCGCGGCCTCGACGAGCGGCCCTTCGCCGAACGTTCCGGTTACGTCTGTTGCGCGCGCAAACATGACCGGCGTATTCAGCGGGCCGGCAGTGCTGCAGCCCATGAAGGCATGCAGCGTGATCTGATTGCTCGGCACGATACCGAGCGCTCCATCAACCTCATTGATTTTGACTGCGGGAACACTCATGCATGCCTCACGGAGTAACTGTTAGAACGTCGGTAATATCCAACTCGGTCACATCGATGACTGCAGCTTCGAGCGGCACCGAGCTTGGGGTGCCGTCGTCGGGCCACGCTTCGTCGGGGATCGCAGCCTGCAGCTCGCACGCGATGCGTAGCGCTGCGCCGTGGCGACGCTCGAGGCGCGTCGTAATCCACGTCTCGCCGCGGATGGCGAAGGCGCCGTATGCAGCGTGGTAGACCGCGCGAAACCATGCATCGCGCAGGTACCTAACAATCTCGTACTGACGCATCTCGTTCTCAGGATCGGTGGGGTCCTGGCCGTTGATGACGATCGTAAAGACTTCGCCCAGCGTGCCGAGCGAACGCGGGTCACCGCCAGGGTTACGCGGTGGCAGGAGCGAGCCCACGATGCCGTTCGGGTCGCCTGGCACCCACGCGATGCGGTTGCCTTTCGGATGCTGCGCCGGGATGCGCCACCCGAACATGTTCGATGCCGGCACGTTCTCCAGGATGAAGCGCGCGCTCACCAACTCGAACAAGTTGATCCATGCCAGCTTGCTGGTCATGCCGCTTTCTTTGCCTCGTCGTACGCGGCATTGAAGCGCTTCTCGAGCACTGCGCGGATCGCATCGACGATGCGCGGCGGCAGCGCTCGCACGCCGTCTTTCTTGTACATGATGATTGGGCGCTGCACCGAGCCGCGTACCGCACCCTTGTGGTGCCGCGCGTTGATGCCGCGGACCGAGATGTAGACGCGAGCCCCGAAGCCGCTGCTAGACACCGCGTCGGCGGCGTTGTTGAGCACGGGTCGCGTGCCACGCTTGCGTGGCGCCCACGGCACGCCCGCAGGTGACTGGTGCGCGTTGATCGTAACGAGCAGTTCCTTGTGCACTGCTGCTGCGACTTCCGGCGCGCACTCCTGCACAAGCGTTTGCGGCAGCGAGCGCACGAACGCGATCAGCGAGTTGATGTTCATGAGTTTCGATCCTCCTCGCGCCCGATCTCGGCCTGCTTCGACATCCACGCGTAGGGCGACTGTTCGGAGACTCCCTGCGGGAAGCCGCGCGCAATGCCCGTCGCGTCGGTGTTAGATCGCAGCGGCAGGTCGTACAGTCCGACCTCACTGTTAGCTGCGCTCTCAAGGTCGCCGCGCGCTAGGTCGCGGTCAGTCTTGTACTGTTCTGCCTGCTGGTCTGTCGCAGCAATGCCGCGCTTGAGCCACGCCTCGTACGTAACGAGCGACGTAAGCCACTCGAGCACTGCTGCCGGGTACGGCTGTTTGAACGGCGCGTCGTAGCGCTTCGCTAGACGCGCGTCGATCTTGCCCGACTGCAGGTACAGCCGCTGATCGATGAACCCAGGCTCGGCAGCCTCAAGCTCATCCACGAATGACCCCGGCATGAGCGTCGCAGCGCGAAACTCAGCACGGTTCATGTATGCGACTGTCCCGCTCATCGCTCAGGTCGCCTTCACCTGGAAAAGCAAGTACGGGTGGCCGTTCAGGATCGAGTTACGACCCTCGGTCAACCACTGGTACTCGCGAATGCGGGCGAGCTGCGCGTCGTTCTGCGGGCCGTAGTACAGCACCGAGAATGGCTCGCGCATGATGTACGAGAAGGCGCCCAGCTCGTTGCTGGTGATCTCCTCCATCGCCAGGTAGTAAGTCGTGTCGGAGCCGCCGAACGCCGACCCGAGCTCGGGCGCCTCGATCGGTTGGCCGAGACCGAAGTTGCGGATCACAGCCTCGACATCGCCCGAGCCGCCGCCGGTGCCGCCAGTAGCTGCGAGCTGCGCGATGTACTTCGCGTTAGTGATCTGCTGCGCACGCGCTACGAGCGCAGGCGGCACGATGATCTCGGCCAGGCGCAGGAAGCGCGGGTCTTCACCGTTCGGCATCTTGATCGACGAGACGTAGGCAATCGCCTTCGCGATGTTGGAGACCGCCTCGTCGACAGTCACGACAGGCGAATGGATCGGCAGCGCGCCTGGGTAGATGCCTGCAGCTACGCCGGTGAATACGTTCGCAAACGTGCCCGCGTTCGGATTGAACGGGTTCACAGGGTGCGCGGCGTTGAAGAACGAAAGCGTGTCGTACGTGGGCCCGTTGGCGAGCAACTGCTTCGCCAACATCTTCTGCGGCCAGTAGGCAGCATACGCGCCCATCTGACGCGACCAGTGCGAGGCATAGTCGATGCCGTTGCCATCGACGTCCTCGAACTGCTCCTTCTTGACCTTCAAGCCAGCGGCTGCGTTCGTGTGCTCGACCTCAGTCGTCTGCGCAACGATGTCTTCGAACTCGACGTTGCCGCCCTTGTTGGTCTGCTGGATGCGCGCAGTGTCGAGCAACCATGAGACACGCTCGCGCTTGGCACCGCTCGGAGGTCCGAGTCGGCAGACTCGATTCCACCAAAGCTTCTGCGTGAGACGTTCGTACTCGCGCGCTGTGATCACGCGCATGTTCGACTCGAGGTCGAACAGGAATGACGGAGTGATAGCTGGCATGGCCGGGTTATGTCCTCGTTGTTAGTTGTCGGTGGCGCTCAGTTGGCGCGCGCGTCAGGGACCTACGACGGCCGGCAAAATGCCGATCATCGGGAAGTAAACGAGGACGCCTTTGGCAGCCTGGACGTCGAGGATGACGCCGCCGATGGACAACGCCCCGACAGTGTCCTTCGTGACTGCAGTCGCAGACTTGAGGTGGCAGTACTTGCCGCGGTCTGTGATCAATACAGGCGTGCCGGCGGTGTCGTTGTCCCACCACGTTGCTTGAATCTCGCGGTGCAGCTTTACCTGGCAGCGTTTGATTCCGTCGCCGGTCATCGATTCGGCAAACACGCCGATACTGAGCAGTCCGGCCGCAGCGCTCGCGCTGACCAACGCGCCGCCGTTCGCAGTGTCGAAACACGCGAGCTTGCCCTTCTCGACTACGACTCCGACTCCCAGGACGAAGGCGTAATAACCCCAGTCCGCCTCGAGCAGCATGCGCTCCATGGCAGTGATCCCTTTGTGATTTAGTTGTGAGTGTCGCTACGTGTGACAGAACGCTTCAGCGCGGCTTGTAGGCGCCGAGAGTCAACTTGTATTCGTTCGAGACCACGTGCAGGCCGTTCTCCCCAAGGCCCATGCGTGCGTCGAGCTCGGCCTTCTCGGCCTCCGGCAACTGCGAGACGCCTGCAGGATTGCCATTGCCCGTGACGGGCTTGCCGTACGCAACCACGCGCGGGTTCTTGAGCCCGCCTGCACCAGCCTCGGGCTTCAGCGGGGGCAAGCCCGCAATGTGCTCGCGCACGAGCGCCATCGGCGCGCGCGCCAGGAGCGAGACGGTGTCCGCTGGGAGGTCCGGGCGTGAAGCGATGAGCTGCTGACGCTCTGCGGCCTCGTCGCGGGCCTTGAGCTGCGCGCGCAGCTTCGCGTTATCGGCCTGCGCCTTGAGCGCCAGGCGGTAGGCTGCTGTCGCGGTGCTTGCTGTCTTGTCGTCCTCGGCGCCTTCCGCGCGCTGCGCTGCTTTCGCTGCAGGCTTGGGCTTGCCTTCCTCGTCGGTCTCGGCCGGCTCGCCTTCGGCAGTCTCCTCGCCTTCGCCGCCTTCAGCAGTCTCCTCGCCTTCGCCGCCTTCAGCCTCTGCAGGCTCGGCTTCGTCCATCACTGCGAGCGCGCGCTTCGCTGCCTTCGCGTTCGGATCGGTCCCTTCTGCGGCGGCGGCAAGCGCCTCGCGCAGGTCCTCGTAGCTCATCTTTTTCCCAGCCATCGCCTTCGTGCCTCCGATTGGGCTCGCAGCAAGTGCGAGCATGGTTGTTAGCGAACCCACCGCGTCAGCGAGCCCGACCTGCACTGCGGCTTCGCCGTGGAACACTCGCGCCTGCAGCTGCGCGACCGCGACAGGTTTGAGCCCGCGACCCTGCGCAACGAGATCGAAGAACGTTGCAGCCATCGAGTCGACGAGGCCTTGCGTGTTCGCAAGCTCAGCGTCCGTGATCGGCATGTCCGGGTGACCATCACCTTTACGGCTGCCGCTCATGACGAGCGCAACGCGCAGCCCGCGCGCGGCGTTCATCGCTGTGACGTCCTCACGGCTCGACAGCACGCCGATCGAGCCGACAAGCGCGCTCATGGCGATCGTGATGTGTTGGCACTGCGAGGCCAGCGCGTAGGCGGCGCTCGCGCATTCGCCTTCGACGTACCCGAGGAGCTGCTTACCCGCAGCATCGCACGCTGCGCGAATCGCGAGCGCTGCCTCGAAGCAGCCGTGCGCATCGCCGCCAGGTGAGTCGAAGCGGAGAACGACAGCGCGCGCAGCGGTGGAGCACGCAGCCTGAACGCGCGTGAGAATGGCCTCG